GCAGACGTTGCTAAAAAATAACCGATACAGATTAAAGCCTAACGAGATAGCAGTCATTCAGGAAATGAGAAAGTCAGAGGTTAGAAACATTCTAATCATTGGCGACCTTCACGAACCTTTCTGTTTAGACGGCTACCTTGAGTGGTGCAAAGAACAATACAAAATCCATAATTGTAACCAAGTTATCTTCATTGGAGATATTATTGACGCTCACGGATTTTCTTACCACGAGCCTGATCCTGACGGAATGAGTTCAGGATTAGAACTTGAAACAGCTATCAAGAAAATACAAAAGTGGTATGAAGCTTTTAACGATTCTACTGTACCTAATGGAATATCTGTAATGATAGGAAACCACGATAGAATGGCAAGCCGTAAAGCTATGTCAGGTGGAATACCTGCTGCTTGGATAAGGTCTTACAATGAAGTCTTAGGAACTCCTAATTGGAATTGGTGTGAATCTATTATATATGATAATGTACTTTATGAACACGGAGAAGGAGGTCAAGCAGCAGCTAAGGCTAAGAATAACTTGATGTCATCAGTATGTGGTCATACTCATACTTTAGCATATACTCAATGGTTCGTAGGTAAACGCTTCAAAGTATTTGGTATGCAAGTTGGATGCGGTGTAGACTCCACGACTTACGCAGCAGCCTATGCTAAGAACTTTAAGAAGCAATCAATCGGTTGTAGTGTAGTATTGAACAACGGAACTCTACCAATCAATCTTTTAATGCCTTTATAGGTACACCTTTTAGCCGTTTTAGGCACTTTCTTTTCTTTTTAATACTAATACACTAGACAAGCTTTAAAGTTTGTCCTAGATGTAAACACCTTAATTGTTAATAACTTTGTAAAATAACTTGTTAATAATTGTGTGAGTAACTTTAAAGGTGTACATTTGCACCATAATTAATCAAAAAAAAAAGAAAATGTCAAATAAAGAAACAATCTCAGCTTACTTAACTAGAAACTTAAACAAAGCAAATACTCAAATTCAGTTAATGAAAGACAGAAACTACCAAATGATTGCAAATGCAAAGGGTGAGGACTCACTACAGTCTAAGTCTATAGCTCATTGGAATAGTTTGAAGGAAACAAATACTACTCTTTTAAATACATTAAGTGAAGTTCAATTATCAGCTTTAATAACAAAATAATAATAAGGGGGTGTAAAAACCCCCTTAAAACAATCAAGATGAAAAATTTACTACAAACACTTTTAGGAATGGCAGGACTTTTTGGCTGCTTATATATACTACTTGCGTCTATTACGCTTTTAGAACTTTTTTTAGGATTAAGATAATGGAATTTAAAATGAAAGAAGCAACTACTCAACAGGAAGCTATTATTAGCCTGTTAGACGTACAAACTAATAAACCTGATCTATTACCAGACAATACAGTATTAACTGAGGACGGGCTTAATTTATTAAAATTTCAAGTTGTAAGAGATTTATATATTAAAGTAAAATCGGCATACTATAATTCGCAGGATAATTCAAAAAGATTTTAAGATGGCTATACAAGACGCAGAATATTTAGAAGACACTACCTACATTGACTATAATAAAGCTCATTACTCTAAGTTTATGGGCTATCAGTTAGACAATAAGAAAGTAATAGCTGAAGAATGGCTTTTAAAACCTCAATATTTATCTACAGGAATTAATACTTATGATAGGAAGTCAAGACACTTCAGTAATGACTTGAGCAATAATGGTAGGTCAGTAATTGTAATAGGAACTGAACTACAAGCTTTTAGAAAGTTTGAAGAAATGCTAAAGACTTATGGTTGGCAAACTCAAGATGATTGGGAAGTAGAATTAAAGCCTGAATACTTAGAATACTATAAAGAAAATAATAATTCACCAATACTAATAAATTTAAGATAATGTTAAAAGTAAATAGATATACAAGAGCAAGTAAGTTTGATGGGAAATCAATATACTGTCCAAATTGCAATGATACTAATAAAGTATATCACTTTTGTTGGTCAGAAATTACTTGTGGTGGATGCAAAGAAATGATAGATAAAAATGAATGGAATTTAAATGAAGAATTAATTAAAGATATAAAAAGTAAATAAATTTAATAACTTTACACAGAATTATAAACAAAATAAATAGATATGAAAACAGAAAACAAGCAGGATTATTTAATAGCTATACAAAGCGAATTAAAAGCACCTAAGAACCAATTCAACAGTTTTGGTAAGTACAAGTACAGAAGTGCTGAAGATATACTAGAAGCCGTAAAGCCTTTATTGTTTAAATACGGCTGTTACTTAACTTTTACGGAAAGAATTGAGGAAGTAGCAGGGTATTTAGTGTTAATCTCTAAGGCAACTATTTGTGATGGTGAAACTACTATGTCAGTAGAAGCCCCGGCAGGTATTAATCCTGAACGAAAAGGAATGGATATTGCTCAGAGCTTTGGTTCAAGCAGTTCGTATGCCAAGAAGTATGCACTAGGTAACTTATTTCTTCTTGACGACACAAAAGACGCTGATAGTAATAAGGTAAACGAGCCTGCTTCAAAACCTCAAATGAGTACTGATATTTACAACGCTATGTTAGAAGCAATCAATACAGGAAAAGGAGCTGCAGTTGAAAGAAAAATGAACAACTATAAAATGAGTAAAAAACAATCCGAAACATTAGGTATAATGATTCAAGGATAATAATTTAATTAATAAAGTCCTGCAAAAACAGGCAAAATAAAAATGGAAGTAAAAGGAACAGTAAAATTAAAGTTAGCAGTAGAATCAGGAATTAGTAAGTCTGAAAAGGTTTGGAAAAAGCAAACAGTAGTAATTGACACAGGAGGAGAATTTAATAACGAAGTAGCAGTAAGTGCTTTTGGTGATGAAAAGTTAAAGTCTTTAGATAAACTAGAAGTAGGTATGGAAGTTAAAATCTTATGTAATGTTTATTCAAGAGAATACAATGGTAGATACTTTCATAATATAGATGGTTATCACTTTGCAATTATGGGTAGTGAAGTAGTTTCTCCTGTTCAATCTGATGATTTACCATTCTAATATGACACAAGAAGATAACTTTAAAAACTTATGCAACCTAACAACATCTTTGTTAGGCTTGCGTAAGGGTTCTTTAAGCTACAAAAGTAGAAAACAAGAACTTCAGGTAGCTAGAAGTATTGCAAGTGTAATAGCCAGGATAGAATATGAGATACCACATTCAACTATTGCTAAGGTAATTAATAGAGATAGGACTTTGATCTATCACTACGAAAAGAATCATAAGCATAACTATTCTACCTTCCCTAAATACAGAGATACATTCAATAAAGTCTTTAATGCTTTTCAGTCTATTGAAGATTCTAAAAAATCCTTCTTTGATTTACATCAGCTAAAAGATTACTTAAGAAAGAATGATGTTGTTAATAGTGAAAAGCACCAAGTAACAATACGTATTCAATCAGGTAAAGTAGGAACAGACGTTAAAGTTTCTTACAGGAACTTCTATAATCAATTAGAAAATGTTAAACTTGCACTTCAGAACTTCAAATATGAAATTGAGATAATTACCCTATGAAAGAAAAGCCTAACTACTATGCTATAATTCCAGCTGAAGTCAGATACAGTAAAGCATTGACACCTAACGCTAAATTACTTTATGCAGAGATAACAGCTCTATGTAATATGAATGGTAAATGCACAGCTTCTACTGAATACTTTTGTAGACTGTATGAAGTTAGTAGGGGTGCAGTTCAAAATTGGCTTAAAATGTTAGATGATAATGGTTATATAAAAAGAACAGTTATATATAAACAAGGTACTAAGCAAATAATGCATAGGTACATTAAATTGGTAGACAAGCCTAGTCTAAAAATGTGTACAGATAATACTAATATAAATATAACTAATACTAATCTTACAGATAGTAATAAAAAGGCTCTCTTTAAAAAACCTACTTTAGATGAAGTTAAAAATTATTGTATCTTACGCAAAAATAATATAGAAGCAGAATCATTTATAGACTTCTACGAAAGTAAAGATTGGTTAATAGGTAAAAACAAAATGAAGGATTGGAAAGCTTGTGTTAGAACTTGGGAAAGTAGAGATAAAAATAATCCTAAAAATAATTCAAAAGGAATGAGCAAAATACATCAGCATTTACAAAAGAATATTAATGTAAAAGAAAAACTTTTAAAACAATTTAAAAAATGAGATTAATTAAAACAATGTCAAAGCAAGACTTACTAATGGCTTCAGTAGATTTAGTAAGCAAAACATATATTGAGTTAGGACAAAATAATGTAGATGAAGATACTATAAGTATTATGTCGGAAAGTTTATCTTATGACTTATCAAGAATGTTTAAGAATTTTTATTTTGAAGATGCGCAAAAAGCTTTTAATTTAGGAGTAAGAAGTCCTATTACAAGTGATTTTATACATTTAACAGTTCCAACATATATGAAATGGATTCGTAAACATCAAGAAATAATATGGGATGCAAGGTCAAGAGTAGACAAAGGAGAAAATCCTAAACAAGTTCCACATTATAGACCTGAACCTAAACTATTAAAATGAAGATACTAAATTTATATGCTTGTCTAGGTGGTAACCGTTACAAGTGGAACGATGTAAAAGAAGATATAGAAGTTACAGCTATTGAGTTAGACCCAGAATTAGCCAGGTTATATAAAGAAAGATTTCCAATTGATAAAGTGATTGTAGCTGATGCACATCAATACCTTCTTGATAATTATAAAGATTTTGATTTTATATGGAGTAGCCCACCCTGTCCTAGTCATAGTCGAGCAAGATTTTGGAGTATTGGTGCAAATGGTAAAAATCCTATATATCCTGATATGAAATTATATGAAGAAATATTGTTACTAAATCATCACTTCAAAGGTAAATATGTTATTGAAAATGTAATACCTTATTACAAACCTTTGATTGAAGCAAAAGAAAAAGACAGACATTTATATTGGACAAATTTTAATCTACCTAATACTTTAAATTCAAGACATTTTACGGGTTTATGTCAGACAAATAATGAATTAAAAAAATTAGAATTGTTTCATAATATAGAATTAAAAAGCTATAAAGGGAAACAATCAAAAATTAAAATAGCAAGAAACCTAGTAGACTATGAAGCAGGTAAAACAATCTTTGAAACTATGTTAGGTATTGTAAAAAAAGAAAATATTAATCAAACTGAATTATTTTAAAATGAAAAAAGAAGAATTGTACGAACCTGAAAAAACAGGAACTTTCCAAATGATGTTTGGATTTCCACAGCCTGGAGTTCACAGACCTAATAAGTGGGTATCAATTAGAAAGCCTAAAGAAGAAAAGAAATGAAAATAAATAATTTTAACGACATTATGAAAAAGTGTTTTGGTAATAGATTGATAAATGTAAAGTCTGAAAAAATGGACTATAAAAAAATTGACAATATTGAAGTAGATGGAATAGACACTAAAGACTATCCTGACTTCTGTGATGCATATATAGTAAGTGCAGATTATGATGGTAAACCTATGACTGAATCTCAGCTAGATATAATAAATGAAGATGGAGATTTTCAACACGAATGTATAATGAATGACTTACAATAATGAAGAATACAACACGTCTTACGACTACTAATAGAACTCAGTAAATATGAAAACAAAAGACAAAGTAAAGTTTTGGCTAGATAAATATCCAAGTCTAAGAGATGATGACAATAGACTTAGTGCTAATATTTGGTCTGAAGAATTAATTGAAAAAGGTTTTGAAGTAAGTCAGTTTTTAATTGTTTATGCTTGCGGTAAATTAACTTCAGCTCCAAGTATAAAAAGAGCAAGAGCAAAGCTTCAGGAAGAAGAACCAAGATATAGGGGTGATAAGTATAATATAAGGAAAGGCATTTTGCAAGACAAATGGAGAAAAGACTTAGGCTATGAAAAAAACAATTAGCAAGTTAAAGAAGGAACTTGATAAGTGGTTTAGTCTTTACATCAGAATAAAAGACTCAAATGAATATGGTTACGTACAGTGTACAACTTGTTCGGTGGTTCGCCACTATAAAGATGGTATGCAAAATGGTCATTTCCAATCTAGGCGTTTTATGGCTACTCGTTTCAATGAAGAAAATTGTTCTACACAGTGTATTAAGTGCAATTTGTATTCTCAGGGTGAACAGTATAAATTCGGTTTAGCTATAGATGCTAAGTATGGAGAAGGAACAGCAGAAGAATTAGAGTATTTAGCTAGGACTATTCACAAAGTATCAAGGGTTGAATATGAAGACCAGATAAGTTATTACAAAAACCTTGTTGAAAACTTAAAAGAAGAAAAAGGTATTTCGTAACTATTTAATTATCTTTGGCGTATGACAGAACCGATATACGCAAATAATGAACACCGAGTAATTGTAGATACTTACATAACAATGTGTAAAGAGTTTGCAAAAGAAGTCAGCACAAAAAGTAGATACAATAATTATTTAGAAGTAGTTGAAATTATTTTGGAGTATTCAAATCATTATGGAGAAGGACAGAAAGAGAATAATTTTTGGGATTGGATGCTTATTATACCTATAAATTTAGCAGTAGCAACTAATGGATTCTTTGCAGGAGTAGAAACAAGAAGCAATGCAGCAGTAGTCAGAGCATATAGAGTAGTTCTTGATGAACTAACACAGGACACCGTAAATAAGATTGACAAGATAGAACCAATTAATGACTGAGATATACGAAGAAATATCAAAGTTATCTGATAAGTTTAGGACTATGGCTTACGGATTAACCTCTGATGAAAATGAAGTAAATGAATCAGTACAAGAACTTTTATTATATTTACTACAGATGAACCCTGAAACATTAAAAGGTATATATAACAAAGATGGAATATTAGGTGTAACAAGATATGGAGCAGTAGCTTTAAGACGTGCCTTGACAAGTCCTAGAAGTAATTACTATTATAAGTATAAAAAGTATTATACTCATATAGATAGTTTAACAAGTGCAGTTACTTATAACGAAATGGAGTCAGGGGAAACAATACCTTCTAAGCACCTTTATAACCTGCCTAATGAATTAACAGATGATTATGTATGGACTAGCCTTGAAAAGATAGATGTTGCCTTAGAGGAAAATTTTTCTTGGTACGATAAGAAAGTATTTGAACTTTATTACTATGAAAAAGGAAACACACTAGATTCACTAGCTAAAAAAACAGGAATAAGTAGAAATAGCCTATATACAACTATAGACAAAGTAAGAACTGAATTAAAATATAAGTTAAAAGAATAATGAAAGTCTTAGAATTATTTGCAGGAAGTAGGTCAATAGGAAAAGTAGCTGATGAATTAGGCTATGAAGTTTTCTCTGTAGATATTAATAATTTTGAAGGAATAGATTTAGTTAAAGATATTTTAGATTTAAAAAAAGAGGATATTCCATTTATTCCTGATTTAATTTGGGCTAGTCCACCTTGCACTTATTTTAGTGTTGCTAGTATTGGACATCATTGGTACGAAAATCATACACCTAAAACAAAAGAAGCAATTTTAGGATTAAAAATTTTAAATAAAACAATTTTAATTTTTGATTGGTATAAAACATCAAAGTTTTTTATGGAAAACCCTGTTGGTAAAATGAGGAGAATTGTTAAAGGAATAGATAGAGCTACAATAACTTATTGTAGTTATGATGATAAGAGAATGAAACCAACTGACATTTGGAGTAATAACATTTTTGATATGTTTAATTTAAATGGTTGGAAACCTAAAGCGAAATGTTTTGCAGGAAATAAAAAATGCCAACACGAGGAAGCTCCAAGAGGAAGTAAGACAGGAACTCAAGGAATGAAAAATAATTATGAAAGAAGTAAAGTGCCTTATGAATTATGTAAAGAAATACTATTATCATTATGAATAAATTTTTCGTACCTAAAGAGATATATGAAGATAGGATAGCTATCTGTAAAGGGTGTACTTACTATTCAAGCGTACTTGGGAATTGTAAAATTTGTAAATGTTTTATGAAAATTAAGTCAAAAATCAGCAGTCAATCTTGTCCAAAGGGTTTTTGGCAAAAGACATCAGAAGTAGAAGTTAGAACTGATATACCTGAAGAAATAATTGAAGAAGTATTGCTTGTATGGCAGGAAGTAAAAACAGGTAGAGCAAAAAGCAAAGAAGCAAAAAGTAAAATGATACAGTTATATAATATAATTTATGGTAGTAATTATTCAGATACGAGTAATTGCTCGAGTTGTATTGCGACTTGTTTTGATGGAATAAGAAAAATATATCAAGAATACTCAGGAAATAATTAATCAATAAAGGGTAAGACCTAAAAAGCTTTTAATTTTTCAGACCTGTGTAGTAGAGGGGGGGTGTGGTTACCTCCCCAATACAATTAACTAAAATAGTAATAATGAAAATAATAGTAATATGGCCGAACTAGAAAGAACATACAAAACAATTAAATGGATATTGAAAGACAATATCAAAAAGAATGTCAGAGCTTTGTGGACTTGGAAGGACGACAACTTTACCTGCATATATGAAAACTATGATGGAGATGATAGGATTTATACTAGCAGTCAATTACTTAAACTTTTAACAAAATGATGATATTTACATTACTTGGAATTATAGTAGCAATATTCTTTTTTATAATTATAATTATGACAATAATAGAAGGAAGAATAAAAAGAAGATCTAAAGAAAGATTACTTTGGAAAATGGATAAGGTAGAAACACTAACAGGAGGACTAGCACACGATAGAATTAATGAAAAAAAATAGAATACCAGGTTACTATATAGGAAGTCGGTATAAGATTGAAGCTCGCAAGGTCATAGAAGACTTTGGTTTATCTTACAACGTAGGAACGGCTGTTACTTACTTGCTGAGAGCTGAGAGAAAACACGCAAGTCCTATTGAGTGCATACAGAAAGCAATAAACCACTTAGAGTTTGAACTCGATAAACTAAAGAGATGACACTATATACTTGTAAATGTGGAAAGACTAGAGAACTATCTAAGGTTACAATAGTTTTTAGAGATGGAAATTGGGAAGCCAAGGAATCAGAGTGTGAATGTGGTCTTTATATGGATAGCGTACCTGTAGAAGGAATACCTACCTTACAGAGAACAGAGCCAAGCCTAAGTAAGAACAGAGATAAGCTATGGGCTGGAGCAAAAGAAAAGCTAGTAGGCGAAAGGGGAATCAATGAATCCTTTGATTAATGAAGTTTGTAATAAAGTGTGATAAAGATAAGCAAAACCTGATACACTATTTAAAGGAATTAGGCAATGACTATTTAGTAGATGTAAAGAAACAAAGAAACACAAGGAGCAATATGCAGAATAACTATTATTGGAGTTGTATAGTACAGACACTATCTAATGAACTAGGCTACTACCCAGACGAAATTCACGACCTTTTAAAATTAAAGTTCTCAAGTGAATGGAATAGCATAGAGGTAAACGATAGGACTGTAGGGCTACAAACAATTAAGAGTACAGCAAGAATGGATAGCAAAGCTTTTGAGATATATGCAGACCAAATAAGAATATGGGCAATGACTGACTTAGGTATCAGACTAATGCTACCAAATGAATACGAGTAATTTCTATTATATAATATGGAAACAGAACAAAAGAGGACACAGGAGGGTAAAAAGAAGCTACTAGCTGCACTAGAGATGTCATTAGGTATAGTAACTGAAGCTTGTGAAAAAGCAGACATTACAAGAAGCCGACACTATGCTTGGATGCAAAGTGATGAAGAATACAAGAAAGCCGTAGATGATATAGATAGTAAATTTATTGACTTTGCTGAAACAAGTCTTAAGAAACAAATAAAGGAAGGTAACACAACTGCTACTACTTTCTTCCTAAGAACTAGAGGACGTAAGAGAGGTTATAATGAGAAACAAGAAATAGACTTGACTTCAGGTGATGAACGTATCAAAATAAATATTAATCTTGGTGATTAAACCTGACCTATTAGAAATCAATCCACAATTTACACCTAAACAGAAAGAGTGTTTAAAGTATCTATTTGATGATAAGACTAAAGAGGTTTTATTTGGAGGTGCAGCTGGTGGTGGAAAGTCTTGGGTAGGATGTAGTTACTTAATTACTATGTGTCTTCAATATCCAAAGACTAGATACTTGATGGGAAGGTCAAAGCTAGATGCTTTAAAAAAGACTACATTAAATACATTCTTTGAAGTATGCACCGAGTGGAACTTAAAAGCTATTAAGGACTACACGTTTAATGGATCAAGTAATGTGATAACCTTTTATAATGGTTCTGAGATAATATTAAAGGACTTGTTCTTATACCCATCAGACCGAAACTTTGATAGTTTAGGTTCGCTTGAAATAACAGGTGCTTTCATTGATGAAGCAAATCAAATTACTGAGAAGGCTAAAAACGTAGTAGCATCAAGGCTAAGATACAAGCTTGACGAAAATGGCTTAATACCTAAGATGCTTATGACTTGCAACCCTGCAAAGAATTGGGTGTACTCAGAGTATTACAGACCTGCTCAAGACAATACAATAAAACATTACAGAAAGTTCATTCAATCTTTAGTGATAGATAATAACTATATCTCTAAGCATTACGAAACTCAGCTATCTCAATTAGACGAACTAAGTAAGCAAAGACTTTTATTTGGTAATTGGGAATATGATGCTACTGCTGATAGTCTTATAGACTACAATTCTATAATGAGTATGTTTAGTCAGAAAGGAATAGAAGGTGATAAATACATAACTTGTGATGTAGCACGATTTGGAAGCGATAAGACAGTTATAATGCTTTGGCAAGGGCTACACATTAGATACATAAGAACTATCCTTAAATCTGCTGTAAATGAGGTTGTGGACGAGATTAAGAAACTACAACAAGAGAATGGAGTTAATCTTAGGAATATAATAGTAGATGAGGACGGAGTAGGTGGTGGTGTGAAGGATTACTTAAGATGTCAAGGATTTACAAATAATGCAAGACCTATAAAAGGTGAGAACTATCAGAACCTAAAAACTCAATGCTATTACAAATTAGCAGACCAAATAAACAAAGGACAGATAGGAGTAAGTTGTTCAGATGTAAATGTTAAGAATTACATAACTGAGGAGCTAGAGCAAGTCAGAACTAAGGACGCAGATAAAGATAATAAACTACAGATAATTCCTAAAGATACAGTCAAGTCTATTCTAGGTCGTTCTCCTGATTATGCTGATGCTTTAGCTATGAGAATGTTTTATGAGATAGATAGTAACTTTGGAAGGTATTTTGTGCAGTAA